CCAGCCAACCTTATATCCTAGGAGCCCATCGCGAGGTATAACCCCCTCGACGGACAAAGGTCGCCCATGAACGGGCGTGCCTTCGTTTCCTGATCCATAAGTCGCGCAAGCTAGGACTACTCCTGGCCTGAAGTTTGCAAAGGCGACTAAACGTCGCTTCGCTGGCTTCAAGGCCCGGAGGTACCGTATCCCGTGCCGCCATTTAACGTCCCAGTGCTTTTCTTCATCGTGGATAACGATGTCACCCAATGCAGCTGGACCTCTAGCTCTCCTGACGGAAAGCGGGAGAAGATCCAAACTGCGAACCCAACTGCGATGACGGCAAGAGCCGCCAGCAGCATGGACCCGGTGATAGAGCGCTTTGACGCCGTTGGCGTACGAGATAATCTCCTGAGGCTCATTGAGTTCTCCTTTTAAGTAATAGCCGCGAACAGGGACTCCATCAAAGTAGTCCCCCCCACAACTTTCCCGGAAAGGAACTCCACCAAAGTAACTCTTTTCAGAGTTGACTTCGAACCCGCAGAATGCGAGTAACGGCGAGATCTCAAAGACGGCACCATCCGGGAGGATGATGTCATCTCCAAAGACGAAAACATCGCTACCTAATATGCCGGGAAACCCGGCGCATCGGGAAGCGTGAATCGCCAGAGCGGCAAAAAATCACCGTCTCTAACTCGAAAGTGAAACCGTTACCCATGCTCGAAAATTTCTCGAGCTTGACCCATTTCCCGTCGACGTGAGTCTTGGGGCTTCTGAGGCTATCTAACGCCTCAAACCAGGGTCGTGGAAGCAACAACTTGACAAGGTTGTATGCGACCGTGTCGCTTGCATTTGAGAGATCGAGAGTAGCGAACTCTCGCGTAACGCTTGACATACAGGCAATCCGCCTGTGAATGTCTTGCGCGACGTTCAGATCCCACCCAAGGGAATCCTGTGAAGGACTCCTCAGTCGCTGGCGAAGCGACTTTCCTAAACCTAGCTGATAGAAGACATTAATCGACGGCTCGGAAGCTATCGATCTGTCTGTCAGCGCAGTTTTTGGAACGGTGGCGTACCGGTTGCCCGGTACAAACTGAAACTCTCCGTGGCGAGCGCAGAAATCTGCGCCCCACTGAGTACCTAGCCACTGAGGCAGGTACCAGATAGCTCCACGTGTCAGAGTCGGGTTGGTAGACATTTTGTCAGGCAGGGTCGTAAACCTACCTCTGTCGGAGAATGTCGCTCCCGGTCCGAACCTTCCCTCCGTGAGGAGGGGAGGTGCGTAGCCAATGAGGTTTCTGACTATTTTCCGGATCGCCGACAGATGTCGGGTCACCGCTGCATCGACATCCCCGAAGTTTGAAAACTCGGGAAGGTACTTGCAGAGTCTCTCATTGGCCCAATAGCAGGACCGTTCACCTTGTAGCCATTTTTCGACGGCGTTGAGCCGTCGCACGTCGGGAGACGTGGGCAATTGCGGACACTTTTTCAGTATCGCAACCGCGGCAGAGTCCTTTACGAACTCTTTCGCGTCAAGGTAAGAGCGTGGATCGACGGTTTTGCCCGCCAGACCCACCCAGTCTTCTGATTCCAGCATGAGCTGGCATGACAGTGAAACTGGGTTATCTAGGTCCGCCAGAAAGGTCGAGACCAAGTGCTTCACATCGTGTGAAAGCTCTTCCATAACTTCTCCATTAAATTAACGAAAGGAGTTACCTGAGGGCAAGAAACCCTCAGAACTGCGACAGGTCAGGTCGGCGCATACCCCGCTTGCGCGGCGGCTTTGACCAAAGCAGAAGCCCAGAGGTTCAACCCCTGAGCAATCGCCTCGTTCACATGCGTGAGAGGAATCGCCTGCGGGATCGTGATGATCCCGCTGTAGACGACGCGGTCCTTTGACGAGTAGAGTGTAGTGGTCGAGTCCTGCGCCGCGTAGGGAAAGCTCATGTCGAGCTTAACCTGGCGGGCAGTCTTCGGGCCGTTCCACTTTGTCGCCATCGAAAACGTCGACCGGAGCCCCGTTGGGAGCCCCGCAGCGTTACCGGTGTCCTGACGCCACACAGCAGGAATACCTTCACCTCCCGAGCCAGCGAGCTGGTCGAAAACGATGTCGGTCGTACCGTCATTCTTTTTGACGGTGATGTTCGCCATAACAGGCATTGTCAATCCTTTTAACTAAAGGAGGTTTTGAGAGGTCATTTGACCCTCCCAACCAGCTGTGCAGCCACTGCGGCGGCGTTAGCCGCGCGCTTCCATGGCCACATATGCTGGGGCTTGACGATGATAGCAGATTCAAGTATCTGCGTTTCTCTCACCATAAAGTGGCCCGTAGCGGAGCTGCTCCAAGTGACCGGACTGTCATAGACATTAAGGTCCTGCCTGAAGCAATCTCGCTTTGAGCCCCAAGTGGTATACGGTTTCGTCACCGTAAGCCCGTACCATGCGGACCCTGAATTCAGGAACTCTCCGACTGATACGAACCAATCAACCACGAATGAGAAAGGGATAAGTTCCCAAACAACAATCGCTGGGTTGGCTAGCCCAAGGTTGTTGGCGAGATA